GGGACTTGAGTAACTTCCTCGGTAGTTGTAGCCGGTTCTTCACTTATTACCTCGCTAGACTGAACGGGTGATGGCTCGATTATTGGCTGGGGTTGTGGTTCTGGCGTTATGGTCGCTGGGGGCGTTGGCGATTCTGTTACTGGTGATTGTGTTGCTATTTCGCTTGGGGCTGTGGGCGATTGTGTTGGTTCTGGTTCTGGCGATTCTGTCGGGGAACTTGCCGTTGGCGTTTCTAATGGTGTTGGTTCTGGGGTCGGCTCTGGCTGGGGTTCTACGGGACTAGGTTCTGGCAAAGGTGTTGGAGTGGGTTCTGGCTCTGGGGATAGGGTTGCCGATTCTGTTACTACTGGCGAGTCTGTAACCGGCAGTAATACGGCGGAAGAATACTCGACACTAACGACAAGCTTTTTATACCAGCCTGGACACGGGTCGCCAAACACGTCATTAGTTGCGTCGATCGTGCCGGAAGAAGTCCCGACTAACACCGCGCTAACTGTATCTGATACGTCAATCCCGCAGTCGATGTCTATTGCGACATACCTGGCGACGACATTTGAGAACACTTTGCCTTCTGGGGCTTGCGCTTCTAAGACGCTGTTTTCGTTTATGCTGTAATCCCAAATGATAGAAGGGGATTCGCTTGCGTCGGATTGTGTCGGGGATTCAGTTTGTGGCGATTGTGTTATGGGTTCTACTGGTAGAACTATGGGAGAGATTGAAACGGTCATAATCGGGCCGTAGTATCCCGCCCAAAAGCCACGGTCGATACCTTCTAGGTTTATCGTTCCCGATCCCGTAAAGACGTAATCTCTGGCCCCGTGTTTCTCCGTGACTTCGATAACCTGGTTTGCGAAGGTAAGCCGATAAGTATCTACGACTTCCCCGTTGCCACCGATTTTGTTTGTAATGTCGTTCACGACGGTAACCGTTACGACCGAGTCGGTGAAAGTGCGAGTAACGCTGCCCCAGGTGTAACTAAATTGGAAAGTGTCGCCGTCTTGCCTAACGTCGGCGTGTGCGGGGGTGGAAAATAACCAGCCGAAAGCTAAGACTAAGACGATTAGCCAGCGACGCATTAGAAGGCTTGAAAGAAATAGGAAACGATTGCGCCTACAACGGCAGAAGCTCCGGCAATAATCCAAAGCTTGCGCTCTAGGGTGCGGATTCTTAGTTCGTGATCTTTTAGGTTACGTTCCACCCAGTCGATGTGTGTTGGAATCTTTTCGTTTAGGCGTTCGACCTGTTTGATAAGTTCGATCGCCCAGGCGGGGATTTGCTCGTCTTGCATTAGATACGCTCCGGTAGTGAAGGCGTAGGTTTGTTACAAGTTTACTAGAAGGTAGCAGCTACCCAATCGCCAGCTTCTTCGTCCCAGCGATACATTAGTTCGCCTTCTGGGTAAGGAATAGGCGCTTGCCACTTGCAGTCCTCGTCGAGAGTCCAGCTAGGGAAAGGCTGTGGCGGAATGAAAGCGTCTAAATCGTCATCGTATCGGAAACCAATTCCCGCGTAGTGCTTCCTTATTTTCGCGTTGTAACTTGTGCGAACGCAGCGTTGTCCCCTAAATTCGCCATACCAAGTCTCAGGGTCTTTGCCCTCGATTAGCTCGGTTTCATCAATGCCGGTGATAACTTCGGTGACAATGTTGTTCTCATTTAGAAAAGCGTAGTGTGCCATGTTTTCTCCTATGGTGTAATGCTACCAGCGCCGGAAGTGAAGCTGTAAATCTTGAATCCACCAGATACGGATTGGGTATAGACAAGACCACCGGTTACTTGCAAGTCTCTCTCGGTATCGCTGTATTTCAGAACGACAATACCCGAACCACCGTTACCACCATTAGTAAATTCGTTAGCTCCAAAGAAGATACCACCGCCGCCGCCACCGCCTGTATTGGTTGTTCCAGAAGTCGCGCCACCGTCGCCACCACCGCCAGAACCGCCCGAAGCTGGCGATCCGTTGATCGAACCACCGCCACCGCCACCGGCACGAAATACGCTTGTGCCTGTAATGGAAGAAGCTAAACCTGCACCGCCATTACCACCATTTACGCCATCAGGGACAGAACCTACAGAACCAGCAGCCCCAGCACCACCACCACCACCCATAGTTGTAGCACCGGCGTTACCCTGACCAGATGTCGGCGATCCGCCAGTTGCGTCACGAGTTCCACCACCCGAACCACCATTACCACCATTGTTACTGATGTTTGCTCCATAGCCACCACCGATAGCAGTCAAAGAAGCTAATACGCTATTTGAACCTTGCGCTCCAATGGCTCCGCCTGTATTAGGGCCAATTCCACCTGCGCCACCTGCCCCTACCGTTAGGGTCGAAGTTCCCTGGATAAAACTAGAACCTGCAAGATAGCCACCAGCACCAGCACCACCACCCACAGAAGCACCACCACCGCCACCGGCCACAATAAGGTATTCAACGTTTATTCTGCGTGTGCCACGAGTGGCAACTATCCCTAAAGTAATCATGATTTCCTAGCTAAAGCTAATGCTTCCTGTTCCAGCGGTAAAAGTAGTTACTTTATTCGATCCAACTGTTGCAGTCGTAAAGGTAAGACCGGAACCACCGCCGATCGTGTAAGACGATGGATAGCTAATAATGACTACACCCGAACCACCTGCGGCCCCGCTTTGTGCGCCAGAAGTTCCCGCACCAGCACCGCCACCGCCGCCGCCTCTATTGGCAGTCCCAGCGGTTAAACCTGAGTTACCATTTCTATTTCCACCATTTCCACCGCCACCGCCGCCTGTGCCACCTGCCCCAGTCCCAGCAGTATTTCCACCGCCGCCGCCGCCACCGCCAGCGTATTCAACAGAACTGCCAGTAATGCTCGAAGAAGTAGAAGTTCCCCCGGCTCCACCGTTGTAGCTCGAAGTATTAGGTCTAAAGCCTGTTGCACCAGCACCACCACCACCAGCACCAGAGCGTCCACCAGCGTCACCAGAACCGTATGCCTGGCCGCCATTGTTTCCTTGCCCCGAAATACCAGTTCCACCGTTACCGTCGTTAGTATCGGTAGCTCCACCACCACCAGAACCACCGTTAGAGCCAGAAACGAAGCGACCCCAACCAAAACCACCACCAGTAGCAGTTGTGCTGTTAAAGGTTGAATTCGATCCGTTTGCCCCAGCTCCACCGCCAGCACCGACGGTTACTGTGTAGTTAGTCGAAGCCGTCAATAAAGCAGAGCTTGATATATAACCGCCAGCACCACCGCCACCACCGGCGACACCACCAGCGAAGTCGGTAATGCTAACACCACCGCCACCGCCACCGGCGACGACTAAAAAGGTTGTGTTTAGTGGGACAACAGATGTAAAGAATTCTTTCCATACTCCGGAAACGCGAACGCTACCTTTAGAGACTTCTTTCCATGAGCCACCGACACGGCAACTAATTTTCGAGACGCTCTTAAAGGTTCCGCTTACACGAGTATTGGCTGGCACTTGCTCCCCTTATGGTGTGTATTGCAACCAGACATCGCCGTCCATGCCACCAGAAGGCGTAGCTGTGCTAATTGCTATGTTTCTGACGACAACTGATCCGACTGCTGCGGTTGTGACTGTGCCGTTAGTTTGTGATACACGACCGTTTATCTGAGTTTGAATTGCCGAAGTTACACCGGCGAGATAGCCAACCTCAGTAGAAGTGGCAGAAGATGTAATGACGTTCCCCGACGCGTCCGTAACAAGTGCGCGCAGAGTAGTCCAACCTACATCTCTAAGATCGCCACCGATAACCAGGTTGCCAGTTACAGTTCCAGCAGCGATTACCGCCGTGCCTGTGATGTTGGGAGACGCTAGAACAGCGGAACCAATGGCTGCATAGTTGGCGTTTACGGTTACAGCACCAGAAGTCCCGCCGCCGGTTAGACCGGTTCCCGCAGTTACAGCGGTGATGTCACCAGGATTAGATACCGCTTGCCACGCCGAGCCGTCGTAATACTCTAAGGCTGTCGAAGCCGAAAGGTAGCTAAGCATTCCGGCAGATACCGCTGTGCCTAGTGCAGAGCCTCTAGCCGCCGAGTTTGTGTAAACCTGGACTACCTGGTCTTGGACATAACTTTGAAAGTCGCTCGCTTCAACGACTTCGGCAATTTGCCATTCTTTCCAACCCGACATGATTCTCCTAGACCGCTGTAATGTTTCCGATAATACGATAAGCGTTTGAGCCAACGTTTAGGATAGTTGCCGCTTCGTATTGTCTCAATGTATAAGAAGTTGCTACCGTTCCCGCACCGGCGAAGGTAACTCCCGTGCCAGCGGTAATGCGAACACCCGCAGCCCCATCGGCCAAAATGTCTACGCGCTCACCAGAAGTAAACGCTGTCGCTGTTCCGACTGTAGCGGTGACGGTTCCAGCAGCGGTGAATCTTAGGACTGTTCCCTGGTCTGCCTCTGCAACAGCGTAAGTGGTGGCAGTTGAAGCAGTAAGCGTGTTGATAACGTTGCTCGCGTTGATGGTTGTGGCCGTGCTTAGAGCCACCCAAGCCGAGCCATTCCAGAACTCAATGACCTGCGCGTTATTTCTATAACTAACCATTCCAGTAGACGGGCTTGGTAAGGCTGCACTTCTGGCGGTTGCGTCCGCGAAATACATTACCGTCTGATCAGCGAGATAGCCATTTACATCGGCGGCGGCAAGAATGTCATTGGCCGCCCAATTCTTGTAGCCTAATCCACTCATTTATTTTCCTCAGAATCCCAGAACGTTGCCAGTTGAAAGTCTACCAAAGATGGTATCCGAAAGTGTCCAGAAGCCCTTGTCCACAGTTGCGAATCCTAGTGAGACGATGTGATTTTGTGCAGTTATGTCATTGTCGATACGGATAATTTCCGCCACTTTTTGGATTGCCGGTGCGATTCCGTTGGGGGTAAATTTGATGGTCACAAAGTCGGCAATTTCAAGACCCAGGATTTGTTGTTGTTGCTCGTCGCTAAGCTCGTCAAGCACGATGTCCACAGACTCAAAACGATACTCAGGCTGTGAATACTTGATTGCGTAATACGTTGCGAGCTGCTCTAAGTAAGTCGGGCTGGACATGAGTAGACCAGTCTGTGTGAGATTTAGAACACCATACTCGCCAATCGAGCTAAGGTCTTGCGCGAGAACTGTCCCTGCACTTTGGGAGCTGAGAACGATTTCGTTGTAAAGCAACTCTGATCCGTAAACGACTTTCATGCCCTGATAGGGAATACCGGTTCCATCATCTGCCAAGACAATAGACACTCCACCCGATGAAGGGGCGCGGTCTGTAAAGATAACCTTGCCGTCTTTGCCAATAAAAAGATTGCCTGGCTCAGAGCGCGAGATTGTTCTTAGGTATTCCAAAACATTTGTATCTTCCACAAAGACATCTGCACCGAGATCAGTTTGCCCAGTCTCAATGTCGCGGTCTTGTGTAGACCAGTTAACATCTGGCAGGTTTAGGATTGCGTTTACTCGCTGGCCTGACTTTTGGGCCGTTGCAGTCCCCGATGGTAGTGTCTGGGTGTTGAACAGCGTGAAAGCGTCTGACGAAGCTGCAGAAGCCTCGCTGTCACCGAACGGGGAATACGTCAAGTTCCAGTCATCTATAACTCCCTGGAATAAGGGATTGCCAGCAGAACTAATCTTGATTGCTCGCTTGGGGATTACCTGTCCAAAGTAAGGCGACGACGCATACTCAGGGTCGAAGGTTCTGTCGTTGTTATCAAAGACGACGTTCGCAAGACCACCATCGAACTCATCGAGCTGTCGGTTCTTGCCACGCCTGGTTGCAATACTTTTGACTTTATCTGTTACGTCGTAAAAGATTTGACCACCCAAGCGGTAGGTAACGTTGTCTAAGCGACCTTTTGTCGAATCATCTAGCGTAAATAAATTGGCATTTGCGGGAATAATGTCAAAGCCAATTTCAACTAAAGGTCTTGGCACACCCATTACACGGCCACCTGACCACCAGTTGTAACGTATTTGGTAATGATGTTTCCGATAGATTTACCTACCATCGCAGTCGATTGACTTGGATCGGTGCGAACGTTCACGTTGATAACGGTAGCGGGTTGCGTGGTCGCCGGTAGGTTAGACGGCTTTGCGGCGATCGGTGGGAATTGTGCCGCTGCGAATCCGCCTGATGGCAAACCTAACGCCTTGTCGATGTCGAAGGGTTCTGGGGTAAACGCGCCTGATGTCTTACCGACTGCGCCTATCGCGTTTCTAGTAGTGGCGGCGATAGTGTCTTCCGCTAGTCCTAGAAGGCTTGCACGGAACGCCTTTACGGTTGCACCGAGTCCGCCTAACTTACCGCCCATTTCCTCGATGGCTTCGTTGAAATCTGCGGTGATGTCGGTTAGGGAATCCTTTAGCGCGGTTCCAGCGTCGGTTAGGGACTGCGTGTAGTCGGCGTAGTTGGCGGCTAGTGCGTCAAGTAGTTGCTTATTCGTGTCGTCGAATAGCGTCACTAGCTCTGCGGTTGCTAGGCCCTGTTTCTCAAATAGCTGGTTAGCTAGAGCTTCTGCGCCCGTGCCAGCGACCGACTCGATTTCCTTGAATAGAGCTTGGACTTCGCGGATAGTATCTGGGCTACTTGATAGTAGACCTTCGGCTAGTGCGATACCGCCCGTTTCACCGGTGGCAATAATCTGCTCGATAAAGGTCTGTGAGAACCCAGCTTCGAGTAGCTTCGCGCTAGTGTCCAGAATCTTCTTGTTCGAAGCTATCTTTTCGCGAAGGTTGTTGAGGTATGCCTGGACTGGATCGCCTTTAGTGAATACATCGGTAAACGCCGTGCCAACATCTTCCGCAGCCTTCTTAGCGTCGTTGAAGGATTGTAGGCGAGCGTCTTCTACCTGCTGGAAGTTTGCTAGGAAGGTGGAGATGTTAAACTGCGCGATCGACTTGAAAGCGTCACGGATACGGTTCTTCGACTGCTCGATAATGTCGGCAAGCTTGTTGCCGTAGTCCTGGCGAATCCTTAGCTCATTCTCTAAGAACGCCTTGTCCGCTGCGGCTACTGCCTTTGTGTAACTTTGTTGCGCTTCTGCGACACGCTTCTGCGCGTCCTGGATAATCTTTTGAACCTTCTTACGGGTATCTGCTAATTGCTCGGCGGCACTTGGCCCGCTGGGTGTAGTAGTTGTAGTTACTGGGGTAGTAGCCATCGGCTTGTAACCGCCAGCCTTACCGCCAGCCATGTAATAAGCAAGCTCGCGAGCATTAGCTACTATTTTGTCGCTGTCTACGCGGGTGTCCCCTAGCTGGCCCCTGAACTTTGATAGGTCAATTCCGTTTAGTTTGTTTATTTCTAGGCGAGCCAAGATAGCGTCTTTGGTCATTAGACCTAGTTCGTCTTGAACCGGCTTGATCGCGTCCTCGTAGTCCCCGAAGCCGATTACGCCCGCGTCTAGTAGTTCCTTTAGGCGAACCTGTTCTGCGACCAGCTCGGCAGTCCTACCAGTTAGACCGGTGGCAGATTCTCTAGCGACCTTCTGCGACGCGCTAAAGTCGGTAAGAGCTACGGTTGCTCCGACGATACCCGCGACCAGGGTTGAGATTGCTACGGCAGCGGCAACGTAGGGGTTGGCGAGTGTGGCAGCGTTGAAGATTAGCTGGGCGGCGGTGGCTAGTTGTAGAGCTGTTCTCAAAGCACCGAACGCAATAGCGAAAGTTCCTATACCGATGGCTAGGGCCTTGATGGCGTTGAAGTTCTCGATTACCTTGCCCGTGAAGTCTACGAATTTACCGATAGCGTCAAACACAGAGTCGGTGAGTTCTTTTACCTTTTGCGTTCCGGCAGGTGACGCAAGCCACTTGGTAAAGTCCTGAATTGCTGGGAGAACCTGGTTCTTGAAAACGACTGCTAGGTATTCTGCGATCGGAACTAAAGCGTCGGCAATTTGCGGGGTTAGTTCTGTGACTACTTTTGTAAAGTCGTCGAAGGCTGGAAGAAGGGCCTCGCCTACGGTTTCGTAAACGTTCTCAAAAGCCAGCCTCATCTTGTCCGAGGACTTAGCGGTGGCTTCTGCCGTTCCGCCTACCTGCGTTTCGATGGCTTGCAGGATTAGGTCTTGCGCCTTTAGGGTCTGGCCTGATTCGACCAGAACCTTGATGTTATCTTTCTCTTGCTTCGTGAAAGTAACGCCCGAACGGGTTAGCGCGGTTAGTCCCTTGATCGGGTCTTGTAGGGCCTTACCTAATTGAGTGGCGTTTGTTTCTGCGGAACCGAATCCTGCGGCTGCTAGGTCAAGGGCCGCCATCGTCGCACGGTCAAAAGCTCCGCCGGTTTCGTCTGCGCTGGTTGCTAGTTGCTTGAAGGTGAGAAGCTTTGACTGCGTTAGCTTTATTGTTTCCGCGTCGATGGCTAGGTTTAGTTCGTTAGCTTCCGCGAACTCAATAAGTCTGTTCGTAACCAGCTCGGTTTGCGCCCCGAATAGTCCCATAGACTTTGCGACTTGGCCCAAGCGGTTATCCGCCTGGCGAACTTCCTCGGCCGCACTAATGGCTTCTGATCCGAACTTGGCGATGGCAATACCCGCGCCAACGACGGCGGCAGATACGGCAGCGAAGGCTATGCCGATACCTTTACCGAGATTACCGAGTTCTTGTTGCGCTTGTCTAACACCGGTATCGTCGAATACCGACTTGAGTGTTACCTTTACATTTCCAGCCATTAGAACCTTCTGTTTAGCTTGCGGTAGTAGTTATCCAAAACTTCCGTTTCAAGCTGCTTAGCTACATCGTCAATTTTAGCTTCTAGCGCGGGCCAACCGTAGCGCGAAGCCTTGCCAGCTAGGTTCTCTATAAACTTCTTGCCCTGGGTGGTAACCCTGTGACGACGCTTTACAAGCTCTCCCGCACGGTTGCGATAAACGTATTCGCGTGAAATGCCACGACTCTTGTTTGCACGGCCCGCCATATCTGCCATAGATACCGCTGGCGATCGCACGACTATCTTTGCCAATGATGTAGTTAGCGAGCGTCCAGAAGCCTTGATTGCGCTGGTAATAGAAGTCGCATTTGGCTTCACAGACCTAGAAGCTCTAAGCCCCGCACCGTCCCAGCGCAAGCGACCTTCGTTTATAGAGTAGTTACCGGTCTTCTTGTTGAACACAACACCGCCCATACCACTCATAGGCGGGCTAGTGGGAATGTTCTTCTTGATTTGAGTTTCGATAGGTTTTGCAATAGAGCGAATCTTTGTTCGAATCTCTTTTAGAAGTTCTGGCTCTACAAGTCTTAGGGCCTTGTTTATTCGCTTTATGTCTTGAGCCGACACGTCTCCAATAAATCGCATTATGCAGCTCCTTTCTAATTAGTCTACCAAAAGGAAAACCCCCGCCTTCTGGCGAGGGTTATCCCGTGTGCTTCCAAATTAGGTAGCGACCCATAGTCCAAAGCATACGATCCGATTCTTGCATAAGAACCGAAGGGGCTATGCCCGTTTCGACTGCAAGGCCGGCGATAAACCAATGGGACGACTTATCGCCAAGCCCTACTATTTTGGGTCGGTAGAAGAAGCTCCTACGCTCTCAACCGTTTCTACCCAGGCTTCAAAGTCTAGGTCGGTTTTCTTCTGTCGCTTTAGCGAAGAATGAGCAAGGAATAGCAAGTGAGTGAGCTTCATTTCTTTATCGAGTCTGGATACGCTAATGTCGTATCTTTCCTCGAACTTGACTAGGTCAATGGCAGAAGCGGTTATGTCTTGCTTAGTTCCGTCTAGCTGTTCGATAGATAGGTTTATTCTCATTTGTAGGTTTTCCTTTTTTAGTTATTACGCAGTTGCGGTTGAACGAGTAACCTCGCCGGTGATCGGCCAGGTAACGTTCGATACGGCTAGGTCGCCTACTGCACCACTTACAGGAGTTAGGTTGTTTACATTGACCACAAAGGTATACCCAACGCCGGTAGCGGTTCCTAGTGGCTTTACGACCACGGTAGCGTTTGTTCCGAACAAAGGCCATAGAACCGAGTCGATTGCAGCAGCAGCGAAGTCGGTGTGGAAAGATACGGTGAAGGTTCCAGACTTTAGGCCCGAAACGGAAGTGCGAAAACCGCCAGAAGCCCCGAATGGGGTCGTGTCGATTTGGTCGGCTGAGACGCTGATCTCAACCTGGTTGATGTTCGCCGAGTAATCAGTTCCAGCAATTTTGGTCTGAACATCGGTGAGAACTAGCTTTGCCATGTTTTCTCCTAATTAGCTTGCAAGCACTCTAACAGCGAATTCCGCTGCTAGATAGGTGGTGTCGTTTACTAGAACGCTTCCGTATGACGACATCTCGGTTACCACGCAGTCGAAAGCGTTGCCACCAAGATTCCTATTAGATTCTATCGCACTCCGTATTGAAGACGCAGAATCACTAGAACAGTAAGCGTCCAGGTTACGTTGTGCGGATCGCTCGTCTACGCGACCGACAAGCACCTGCACCGCGAAAGTGTATTCGGCCATGCCGTTTCTAAAGTCCTGGTGATACTCGACACGGACTAACTGCACGATTGCAACCGGCGGGTTCGGGTTATCTGGAATGTCTACCGAAGTGCGAAGCCCTGCGATGGTCGCTAGGTTGTTCGCTATCCCCGTGCGGAGTAACTGAATATCTGCCATTAGGCCATTCTCACTTTACGGAAGCCGTCTACTAGCTGGGCCACGTCTGGGTCTAAGCGAGTTCCTACGCGCATAGTTCCAAGCTCGCCGGAGATAATACCCAACGGGCTGTCTAGTCGCTTGTAGATACGGGAAGCCTGGATAACGGTTGCCTGGGTGATGGCGATTGGGACTGCGCTGTAACCAAATACGCCAGTTACCTTTACGCTTGCTTCTCCGTTTAGAGTCTGGAAGGTGTAGTCGCCGATCGCACGAATACGGGTGAACGGAGTTGGCTGCCCGTCTGCCAAACCGTTTAGCGGCTCTAGCTGGCGGTCTTCGGAAGTCCATTGAATGTTATAGCTGGACTGGGTTTCGTCGCTGTTTGTAAAAAGCGAAGTCAAAGAAACCAGGTCGTCAATGTCGCATAGATAGGAATCGACCGGAGAGTAGTAGCGCACGACTGCGGTTCCGGTCGAGTAAAAGACGCGGTTGCAGTAGGAATCGATCGCACGGGAAGCGGACTCTACGGCCATCTCTAGCAAAGTGTCATCTACGGAATCAGTTATGCGGAGTCCCGCTTTGACTTGCGTTAAGGTGCAATAGCCGTTAGTAATCGCCATGCTTCTATTCTACTCCCAGCTATTATCTCGGCGTATTTGTAAAGACCATTCCTGATGGGGTATGAAATTTTCGTCTTTGCGTTTGTTGTAAAGCTGTCCATTTATTTCATAAGTTCGGCTGTTCTTTTCCCCGAATCCCGAAGCGATTGTGCTGCTGTTGTTGTGATTTACTTTCGCGTTTATACGCTTCTTAGGAATTCCTAGAGTGTCAATAATTCGCTCGTAATCCCAATCTTCAAAATAAAGTGGGTGGAATAGCTCGCTTGCTAGTCCTGCCTTTAGCACTACGCCTTCGCCTAGTGCTACGAAGCACCAATCCGGAGCAGCGTCTACAAAGTTCAAGGCATTGGTATCTACCTCGGCGTGAATCTTTTTAAGGCTTCCAGGCTCGCACCACGTATCTTCCGAAGCGAAAATCCAATACTTAGCGTGTGGCGTTATCTTGATTACTAGATTGTTTGCGGCGGTTGGGCCTAGGCCGTGCGGAACTTGAATAACCCATAGGTTTTCGACAAGGTCTGGCTTTACTGGATTGAATTGTTTCTTGCCTGAGTTATCTACGATAATCAAGTGTTCGACGGGATAGTCGATACTATCGACCATTCTTTGCGCTAGATCAGGTCTGGCGAAAGTTGGAAATGCTAATACGGGTATCATAGGTTCTCCTTTAGGAATGGCTTCCAGTATTGCTCGTAGACGGTTTCGACTTCAAATTGCTTAGCGAATTCCACGCTTGCCGTAGAAACCCCTCTAGGGGCCGCGTATGCCTGTTCAAGTGCCATTACAAGGGAAGGTATTAGCGGAATCTGGAAGAAGCTAGATTGCGCTTCGTCCCAGAACGGCTGTCCTTCTACTAACCAACAATCTTCACCGAGTAGTTCTGGGGTCGCTGCCCAGTTGCTACCGATCACGCGAGTTCCGCAAGCTTGCGCTTCGATTGCCGGAACGCCGAAACCTTCTCCATAAGAAGCGTGTAGTAGAACGTCCATCGCCGAATAAAGCCCTGCCATTTGCTCGGACGAATACCCGTAACGAAGATTGTGCGGATCGGGGAATAAAACTGCGTCTTCGGGTAGGCCCACGGACTTCATAAGAGTAGCCAAATGGAATCCGCCAAAAACCCTAGACGGCTCGGCGTGAATGTAAAGATAGGCGTTCGGGTGCTTCTGGCGGAACATCGCGAAAGCTAGTAAATTTTCCGCAAAAGCCTTGCGGTGGATTGAGCCGTTTGCTTTGTTAGCCGACACCATGCCAACGACGAAGTCGTCTTCGCCTACGCCCATGTATTGCTTTAGGTCGTATCCCTCGATCTTGTCGGTTGGCTTGTAAACGGAAGTATCGACTGCGTGTGGAATGTAGGTTGAATTTACGCCGATGGCTTCGAATTGCCTTTGCCCAAATGGTGACATGGCAATAGTTTTTACGTTCGGTCGCTTAGCCCAAGCCGCAACCTTCGGCGGAATAGATAGGTGGTCTACCGGAGTCCACGACCAGAACTTTAGTTCTTCTAGTTGTGGCACGTCGAGGTAAACCCAAGCGTCGTAAAGGGTAACGATGGCGTTAGGAATTTCGCGTCCCGCTAGGAAGTGTTTATGGTGCGTGTTTAGGACATCGCCCGAATAGAGTGTGTAGCCACGCGGATAGTGTGCGATCGGGCCGTGCTTGGTTTCAAGGGTTGAAATGTTGCCCTCTAGCCCGAAGTTAGATAAGGCGGCAACGTCGTAACCGTCGCGCTTTAGGCGTTCGGCTAAAAGTAGTCCTTGAACACCGTAGCCCGTGGGAGAGCCTGGGGAGTTACTTGCGATAGAAATTGCACCGTAGGTTGTCATGGTGAAAGCCTATCAAAAAAAAGATAGACCCCGCGTAACCTACAACACGGGGCCTATCAGTTTGTTACAAGGGTTTAGCTGGCTGCGCCGCCCCTGAAGCTGGTGATGTGAGCCTGGTGAGTCAAGTTACCGTCTAGACGGATCAAGAATCTCCAAGTGGTTAGGTCGGTGTTGAAAGCGTAGTCCTGTGAAGAAGCTACCTGTAGTCCACCTGCAAGGCGAACCTTGTAGGACTCTAGGTCACCGAACAGAACGGACTTTGCACCGGTTCCGATAGCTGCAACGTGTGGGTTCTCCACGACGCGGAAGCCAGCGAAGGTGTCTGGGTAGCCAACGCCAACCTGGTATAGGTAGTTTCCAGCGGTGTCCTTTAGCTTACGCATAGCACCGATCGACTGACCGTTCGCCATAAACGCGGCGGAAGGTAGACGACGAACCGCACCGTTTACCGAGTAGGCAAGGTCGATTAGGTTGTCGGCGGTGAAAGCACCGGATACACCGGTTCCACCGGTTACACCGGTTCCCGCGCCAGTCGATATTCCCAGCGGTTGCACCGTCCCGGTGCCGGTTGTGAGCTGTGAATTCACGGCGAAACCGATGGCGTTACCTGCCTGGCGAGCCAAGTGGCTTCCCAAGTCGAAGCCCGCGTCGGTTACTAGCTCGTTTGAAGCCTGAGCCAAGAAACCATACTTGTAAGCGTTCAAGGTAATCGAAGCGTAGGTAGGCTCGCTTGCCGCGATTGCCGAACCCTCTGCGGTTAGTGCCGCAGTGCTATACGCTGACATCGTCGGGATCGTGAGCTGATCACCCGTCGAAGTTTGGATAATCTCCGAAGTTTCGAGCATTGGGCCAGCTAGTCGAGCGATGTCGAAGACCTGGTCGTAGAACGACTTTGGAACGGTGTTGCTAGTTGATACTAGAGCAGCTCGCTTGGTGAACTCGTGGTCGCGAACTTCGCCTCTTGCTAGTGCGCGGAAGATGTCGCCAGCGGAACGCTCCTCGGAAACCGAAGGAATGAATCCCTTAGCGGCTACGGAAGCTTCTACCTTGCGGTCTTCTGCGCGGGTTGCTACTGCGATTGACTCGTCGGCCTTACGAATGTCGGCCTCGATACGGTCGATCTTCTGTAGTTCCTCGGCGTCTAGTCCGCGACTCTCGGCCTCTGCCGAGTCGATGACCTCGCGAATTTGCATGGTCAAGTTTGCGCGGAGTTCGTGTTGAGCTTTGATAAACTCTGACATTATTTCTCCTAAATTGAATTGTTTTTGATAGTCGCGCTAACGCAGACTAAACGGCTAGAGCTAACTCACGCGCCTAGTAATAGTTTATAGCATTACTGCATGCCCAAAAAAGAAGAACCCCGCCGGTGAAAGGGGAAGACCGGCGGGGAGAAGCGTAAGCTTGGCGACTAACGAGTTTCTGTCGGCTTGGTTACACGCGCTTCTTTTGCCTCGCCAGTAAAGGCGGGATTGTCAATCGCTACGACTGCGTCGGCGAATGAGTCTGCTAGGTCTGCGATTGCCCCGCTGATCGGGTTGCCAGCGACCTCTAGGATTGCCTGTTTGATCTGCTCTTTGGTAGCCATTAGATTCCTTTGATAAGTAGGTCGAGTTTCTTCTTCTTAAGTGCAAGCATACCCAAGTCGCCGATAGGTTGTGCAACTTCTTCGGTAGGTGCTAGGTCGTTGATTACGCGTGACAACATGGCGGCTTCGTCTACGGAGATAGTCTGACCGTCTTCAATCTTTAGGAGCGCGTCTGCTAGTGCGTCTGCGTCGATGTTGTTTCTTTCGGCTACCTTGTCTAGCCCGCGAACCTGGGCGGTTCCGTTAGTGCTTGGGTAAGCAGGGAAAGCCACGCCAGTAGAAACTTCCATTAGGCGAACCGACTTTAGGGTTCGCTCGCTTCCGTCTGCGCTCCAAGAATCTCCGCCCGCTGGAACGGTGAATCCAAAAGAAAATCCAGTTACATCGCCGCGCTGGATACTGACCTTTGCGTCCCGCCCGTAGGTAGTGTCTGGAAGTGAAGCGATAACGCGTAAACCGACTTCGTCTTCCTTTAGGGTTAGGGTTCCCGCACGGGTTGAACCTAGAACCATGTCTGTATTGTGGTTCCATAGAAGCTTGATGTCGTTGCGTGAGTTTATGGATCGCTTGAAAGCGCCTGGCTTGATACGCTCGATGAAAGGTAGCGGTTCGCTTGGCTCGTTGAATCTGGCAGCGTAGCCGGTAAGGGTCATTCCCTCGCCGTCTTCGCGGACTTCGAACTCGTTAGTAAATACGCGAGTTTCAATCTTTGACAATGCTTCGCCTTTCGCTCGGCCTTCGTTTTCTTCTTCCATTCTACTAACCACGCCCTCGGCATAAGCAAGCGCACGGCGAGCAGCAGCCCTTGAAGGCCCCGATCCCCAAAGCAAATGAGCAACTACACCAGGACTAGGATAATCAGCGGAATTAGGTCTAGCGGCGGGCGAATCCAGATCAACAAGGTGACGGCTAATCCAAGCCCGAATCCGAACCCACTTATCTGCCGTGACATTTCCTTCCGCCATAGCGCGAGCTTCACGGATAGTTCTTTCAACCACTCCATCGCCAGCTTTACCTTCTTCGTAATAGCGCAAGCCTTGTCGGGCTGCGGCTCTCATGTAGGCCGGTGGTATTAGGTTCACTTGTCTTTGTTCTACGTCTGGCTGCCAGGCGTTGCAGTAGTAACCGCCGTCTACAAACTCGTCCCATCTCTCGCACCAGGCTTTATCGCCTTCGGCGTTTACACGTTCTTCGTTGAAGAAATAGCAGTTACCGCAAGCGCGACCTTCTGGCACGTCGTCAGCTAGTGCGGGCCTGTATGCCTCTGGCAAGTCTCTAGCTGCCCTAGTGCTCTTTGGGTGTCCGGTTGGTAGTAAGTCGTTGTCGGTAATGTAAGCGGCGTTCTGTGGGTTGCCGTTTCGCAATAAGTAAAGATAGGCGTTTACTCGCGCCATAGCCCATTGGTTGCGCGTTACACCTGGACGGTGAGAAGTTGAAAACGCCCCAGCCCCGCGACGGTAAACGGCGGAAAGCTGGCCGTAGGTTGTGCGTGTGTAGTCTGGCTTATTTTCGGCAGCCATTTCTTCATTATGAGTTGTGACTTTATTGCGAAGGGCAATTTGGGTTTGCTCGCTAAGTTCAATGTCGCCGCCAGCTCCGCCCGCAGAACCTGGTTCGTTAGTATCGCTACCTTGAATCTGGTCTTCCGGCGGTGCTGGTTCGTCTCGGCTTTCGATCTCTATTGTTTCGTAGTCCTCGTCGTAGCTTCCGCCTGGCTCGATACCTTCGGCAGCTGATACGCCAACCATAGCGTCGATGGCTTCTTGCTTGCTAATGTGGCAAGACATTAGTTCGCCGTTTTGTTTAACTACGGCCCAGCCCGAACATTCTGGCGATTCGTCCCAAATAAAATACGGCATTACTGATCAATCCTTATCCAAGAAACTTCATGGGTTCCAGAACCGGTTATCGCGTAGAGCGTGGTTAGGGGTGGTAATTCAAGGGTCAAAGTGCTATTTGAATGAAGATTGAATCCATTGTTTTCGGTTACGGTTTCATTGCCAAGATAAACGGCATTACTTCCAGAATTGTGAAGGATTAGCCGGTAAGGGTTGAACGATGTCCCGTCCAGAACTTGCCGTGTAGTTGTTACCGAGATTTGGCCTGTGGTAATCA